GCACTTTGTAAGCCAGCTTTAAAATCTTTAAAACTCATTGTACTGTTTGCCCCCCGCCTGCTCTGACATTTGGACTAGCACTACTAGCATTTGGTCCACAATGTGGCGGTATAGGACATAAACTATCCGGACCAGCAGGATCTCCATTGAGTATAACTGGACGATTTTCAACTCTAACTTTACCAACAGTGTCGGTTGCTCGTAATGGGCCGCCGCCATGGGTGTTTGGATCAGCGTCTATACTGACCCATCTGTTGTTTGCTCTTACTGTATTTTGTTGGGCGACAGTTGTTGCACCGCAAATTCTACTATCACCTTGTCTATGAACATATCTTGCCATGCAAGTATTTATAAAAGTCCTGTGAGCTTTTCTGTATCTGACCTATCTGGCAGTGCAATACCAGTAGAACCTTTCATATACACATCACTAATGCCCTTAGATGGCTTATACATAGCAACGATTTGATCTTGACTAACTGTAACTGGGTCACTACTTTTTACATCCATACTCATTAGCCATGGAATAAGCATTGCTTGACCGTTTTGTGGGTTTAGTGTTAGTACTGTTGGTTTTATGATGTGTAAAATTTTATCACCATATACTGAGTCAAAGTTGTCAAATCTTGCTACTACTTCCTCACCTGTACTTAATTTTATGCCTACAATATCATTCTTTTTATAACCGGATGTCACCAACATCAATTTCTCCTATGAGTTCTCTTACCATTTTTGGATCCATACGAACAAGTGCTTGCCCACCTCCTGCTACCAGTAGTTTTCCATTATTATAAATTTGAGGCATAGTTCTATGCCCTTCACTTATCAAAAACTCTCTAGCTTCAAGATTGGTATCCACTCGTATTTCTTCGTATTCGAATCCGTTTGTTTCAAGGTATTGTTTAGCCATTGTGCAATAATGACACAATGGCTTACTATATACTGTAATCACAATTTCATCCCTTGGAATGTGCTACCGTTAACATCTTGCTTAGTGCCGCCAATAACGTAACTACTAATCTCAGTTTCTTGTGGTGCTACTTGTACTTCTGCGCCTGCAATCCACTTTTGTGTCCAAGGTAAAGGATTACTTACACCTTTGTATGGACTTTCAAGTCCAACTGCCGTCATACGTTTATTAGCAGTCCATTCAACATATTCACCCAATAGTTGTGCATTTAGTCCAATCATTGATCCGTCCTTAAACAAATAGTCTGCCCAGGCTTTCTCTTGGTCCACTGCATCTACAAATAGTTGCACCATTTCGTCCCGAGTTTCTTCTTGGATACGAGCAAAGTCGGGATCATCTTTGGGCATCAGTTTTAGTAATGTTTGGGTACTACCCAAATGTACATTCTCATCTCTACAAATAAGTTTAATAATCTTAGCATTGCCTTCCATCTTTTTAAGTTCAGCAAATGCCCAGCTACATGCAAATGATACATAAAAGCGAACACCTTCAAGAATGTTTACACTCATCATTGCTTTCCAAATTAGCTTTTTAAGATCGTACAGATCAACTTTAATTTTCTTACCGTTAACTGTATGTGTACCTTCACCTAGTAGGTTGTACCACATGCCCATTTCAATAAGATCATCATAGTGCTTGCTAATATCGCCTGCACAATCCATAATCTCACTAATATCCATCATACCATCAAAGATAATACTAGGGTTTGAGTACACATTACGAATAATATGTGTGTAACTACGACTGTGAATAGTTTCGTTAAATGTCCATGTTGTTACCCAATTTTCAAGTTCGGGTAAACTTACCAGTGGATTGAAACTGTCTGCAGGAGCTCGACCTTGAACACTGTCCAATAAGATCTGGCGTTTTAAGTTACTTGTAAAAATATGTTGTTCGTGGTCTGTCAACTCTTTAAAGTCTTTTGCATCACGCAACACATCTACTTCTTCGGGTCTCCAAAAGAAACCCAACTGTTTGTCAGTTAGTTTGTCAAACTGACGATACTTCAAAGTATCATAGCGTTGAATATCAACGCCTCCGTTCGGATCTAGGAACATTAAACTTTCGAGGTGCTTGTTCCGTTGATTTGCATTTAATACACTCATTGCTTCTCTTTCTTATATTACACAGCTTTCGCAGTCTTCTTCTTCAAATTCATCTTCGTCTACAGTTATATTACTTGATTCATTTAATTTGTCAATATCTAATTCACCTTGTCCATCATAGGTGTTGAAATAATACAACTGTTTACCACCGTATTTGTAGAAGATCATTAAATGTCTTAGCATTTCACTCATGCTAATCTTTTCATCTTCATAAAATACTGGATTGTAACTAGTATTAACACTAATGCCCTGGTCAATATACTTTTGTAATACTGCCATAATTTGTAAGTATCCTTCTGGGCTTCGTTGATCCCATAGTAATTCATACTTGTTCTTTAGCTTGTGTATACTTGGCACCACTTGTTTTAGGACACCATGTTTACTTTGCTTGACACTTACAAGACTGCGAGGTGGTTCAATGCCGTTTGTAGCATTGCTTATTTGTGCTGATGTTTCAGCTGGCATTAGTGCCATTAGTGTTGAATTTCTAATTCCTGTACGCTTTAGTTGATCTCTTAGTTCTCTCCAAGGCATACGTTCTTTGTGTGCGACTAGTTCGTCTACATCTTGTTTGTATGTTTGGTTAGGTGTAAGTCCATTATGATATTTGGTTTGATCACTCCACAAACATGCACCTTGCTCTTCAGCTAGGTCTGCACTTGCTTTGATTAGATAGTAACTCCATGCTTCTGCAAATTCGTCAATCATTTCCAAGTTTGGTTGTGTATATGACATATTGTTTTTCGCCATCCAAAATGCCAAGTTAATAATACCAACACCCAACGGACGTCTGCCTTCTGTTGCATTTTGTGCCGCCTTTACAGGATAGTCTTGATATGTTAATAGTGCATCAAGTCCTCTAACAGCTAGTTCACAAGGCTTTGCAAATTCTTCAGGTGTTTTAATTTTACCCCAATTGATAGCACTCAATGTACACAATGCAATTTCACCTTCTTCGTCATTGAAGTCGTTAAGAGGTTTAGTTGGCAAATCAATCTCTGCACATAGGTTGCTTTGTCTAATTGGTGCAACTTCTTCTATAAAGCTACTGTGACTATTTGCATTATCTACATTTTGTAGATAAATTCTACCTGTGTTTTTACGCTCTTCCATAAACATACTAAACAATTCTGTTGCACCGATTGTTTTCTTGCGTAGTCTTGTATTGCGTTCTGCACGTTCGTATAGTTCTTTAAACTTGTCTTGGTCTGCAAAAAATGCTTCGTACAAACCAGGAACATCGCTAGGTGAGAATAATGTAATTTCTCCGTTGCTAATTAATCTTTCATAAAACAATTTGTTAAACTGTACACCATAGTCCATATGACGCACACGGTTATCGTCTGTACCTTTGTTATTCTTAAGTACGAGTAGGTCTTCTACTTCATAGTGCCAGATTGGATAGTATAGTGTTGCCGCTCCGTTTCGCACTCCGCCTTGACTACAACTCCTTGTTGCACTTTGAAACATTTTGTAGAATGGTACGACTCCTGTGTGATAGGCGTCACCCTTACGAATGGGACTTCCGAGAGCCCGTATATTGCCGGCGCCGATTCCAATTCCTGCTTTTGCTGAAACATACTTAACGATGCTACTAGTAGTAGCATTGATGCTATCAAGGCTATCGTCAGTCTCAATAAGGACGCATGACGAAAATTGGCGTTGTGGAGTTCTAACGCCAGCCATGACAGGAGTAGGAAGGCTAATATAAAATAATGAAACTGCGTCATAATAATCCTTTACCCATTGCAATCTTGTTTCTCTCGGGTATTCAGCAAACAATGTTGCTGAGATTAGCATGTACGCCATTTGTGGAGTTTCTTTGATTATATTTGTAACACGATTTTGTACAAGATACTTGCCACGCCATTGTTCCATAGCGGCATATGTCATAGTTTCATCTCTGTCGTGTTTAAGATGCGAATTTAATTCATCCCATTCTTCGTCTGTGTAGTTTTCTAATAGACTTGAATCGTAGAATCCTTCGTCTACATTGGTCTTAATTAGTTCAAGTATATGCCACGGATCGTATTGTCCGTAAACCATTTTGCGAAGGTGATACACAATTAGTCGTCCAGCTACCCACTGATAGTTTGGTTGTTCTTCACTAATTAAATCTGCCGCACTTTTAATGAGTGTTTCTTGAATCTCACTACTGGTAATACCACTATAAAATTGTAAACTGCTTTTAATTTCTACTTCACTTGCACTAACACCGTTAAGATTTTCACACGCTGAAAATACTACTTTATGCAACTTTTCTAAATCTAATGTGTCTTTATTACCATTTCGTTTGACTACTTGAATTTCACTCATTATTGTTTTTCCTTCTCATCTGTGTATCTCTGTACTTATTAACCACTTGAACCAAGTTATGTATCAGCATTTGATTACGTCCGCAATTTTTTTGCGGAAGCTAATAGATATGTTTTCGGTTGGTAGTGTACTTATCGATCCGTGCTCGTAATTAAGCAGATACTTATTGTCAATCCATGCACATAATTGTTGTGTGCTATTATTTCTATCTGTAATATACATTAACTCGTTGGGTATAGTTTCATTTGCATAATGTATTGTGTAACTCATTCCTAATGCCATACTATCTTCACAAAAGTTTCCACTGTGTAACATCTCCCATGGAGTGGGCCATGTATTACTTTCTACTGGATCGATTGTCATACTAGATATAGGAGCGGTCTTCCACCATTCTACTACTGTCTTGCACACTTGTTCTGTATGGTTTGTATCAAGCCCCTTACGGAATTGTCTCCACAAACTAAGTCTTATACGTGGAGACTCATACCAGGCTTGATTCTTTAGTTGCTGTTCCAAAGTTGATATGTATATTTAAATTTTGTTATAAGGTTATCCGCATCAGTATACTGCAACTTCATTTGACCTGCTGTTGCAGTGTTCAAATTGAATGTTATACCTACTGCGGCTGTTTGGGTCATGTTGTCATCTATTGCACTAGCACTAGCACTACCGTCCCATAATATTCTAAGCCTACCAGCTCTTACACCGGCTGTACTTTCCAATGAATAATTTATAATTGCAATGTTATACAAGCTAGTATCTACAACAAAGCCAGTATCAGCATTAGTTCCATTAGCAGGTAAACTAATTTCACTTGGAATTGTAACATCACTAACAATATCTACTTCGCTATTAAATCCAACAGTAATTGCACCAGTAGGAGCACTTGCAAAAGTTATTGTTGTACCTGCAATCGTAAATGTACTAGCGTTAACAGGACTACCTGCAACTGATACTGTTGTTATATTTGGTTTACTTAGTGAAAGAGGCAACGTAAAATCAGTTAGTACACCATTTCCAGTACCAACATTTACTACATCATTACCAATAAAAAGACGTCTACTGTCTTTTGCATATCCTAATTCGCCTGGGTCTAGCACAGGCAAGTCAGTAAAATTACCTTGTCTGACCCTTATCTTGCTTATTCTTGTTGTTGCCATCTTTCGCTCCTGATACAGTATTTATGACAAGTTGTAGAACTCTTCGACTCTCCGAGCCCATTTTTCTGTCCAATGTTCAAATTCATCTGGCCCTACTTCCCATAGTTGCCAATTGCAATCTCTACTACACATAAAAATTGCCGCATGTTTAATATCTGTTCCAAATACTTCATTGTGTGCCATGCCATATGCCGCGGCTTGCATAAAGTAATCGTCGATCCATTCACGCTTTTTAGGTTTGTTAGTTTGTTTAAAATCCATAATACAATGATTGCCTTTGTATATGCCCACTAGGTCTGTAGTACCTGCATATAATCCTGGATAGCACAAGTTTACTTCACTGCCCCAAACTTCTTGGATATCGGGTTCTACATTCTTAATAACAGTTTCTGCCATCATCTTAGCTTGTAACATATTAGTACCTGTGTATTCCTTATTAAGGCTCCATGATTCTAACATGTTGTGCATAATTGTGCCTACGTTTGCGGCTTCAGTTACAATTTCCTGTGCTTTCTTTTCACCTACACGCTTTTTCCAAGCATTAAGATGTGTCATGTCTTTAGTCTTGCTGAGTATAGTTGTTACACTAGGCACAGGCTCGCCATAAGGATTTTCGTAGAGGCGTTTACCGCCTACACTTTTTCGTTTAAATTCTTCATACTTGTAGGGTGTAGTAATTTTTAACATAGTGTTAATATAGCACCAGTCTAATTAGTTGTCAATGCCAACTTTGCCATCTTGGATCAAAATAAGCTAAAATTATAGAAAGTATAATACAAACAATCGTAGCTTGCTGGTTCCCACTAAGTGAGCTCCATAACATTACAAATTTAATATGTTATCTGCCATTTAATTGTTTTACCTGTGGTAACATTTTTTAAACGTTCGATGGTATAACCTAAGTTTTTAAAGTATAGTTCAACTTGATTCATTTGATCTGTTTTTGCTCTATCTTGTGTACTACCATCCCATGTAGTAAAGTAAGCAACACTCAAAGGGTTAGTTGCTGTACTAGTTGCGGCTGTTAAACCTAAGTCTGTATTAGCAGTGCCTGCTCCTACAACAAATGTCCATGTAGTTGCCGCTGGTGCAGTATATGTTAACACAAGATTGTCGCTGGCATTTTTACTTGCTACCAATCCTGGTACAGCCGCATCATTGATGTCAGCTATAACTGCATTTAAACTAAGTCCAGTTGTTCCTAGTGTAACTGTTTGTCCACCAAGTATTACAGTTGGTGTTGCAGTAATAGTTGGATTAGCAACACTACCTGTTACTACAATAGTTGGTGTGCTTTCGGTCATTGTAGTTCCATCACTAATAGTTGTTTCATATAAACCATTTCCTGCATCTGTGATTACTTGTTTCATAATAGCTTGTGTCTCATTAAAGATAGTAAGGTCAGCTCTTGCTATAGTTCTTGCTTGTGTTTTATTAATAGTATAGCTCATTTATTCATATCCTTACTAATTTGTTTTTTTGCCATTTTTGATACAGTGTCATCTTCTGGATCAGCGTCGGAACGGGGTAACGCTGTATCCAGTGTGATGTCTTTCTTGTTAGCTGAGCCAACACTAGTAATAGTTGCTAATAAATCCATTAGACTAGTAATATCTATACTGTGTCCAATGGCACGAAGTTTTGCTAAAACCATGTTTGTTGGTATTTTAAATTTACCATTAGCTTTTGCCCTAGTGATCATTTCCTCTAGGTCATTTAAAATATCGCTCTGATCTTCGCATATAACTTCGTTAATTAACATTATTTTTTAAGCCTTGCCATACCACCAAATCTCTTTACTCCTGATCCTGCATCAGTATTTGATCCTCCATCTTGCATACGATTAACAAACGATTGCATAGCATCAAAGCCTTGATCACCTTTTCTTAGATCCGCAGTTCTAAGTCCACCAGTATTTGGTTTTACTGGTCTTGAGCCACCAGTTGGTGGTGTTTGTACACCAGGTGTAAAACCTCTTTTGTTTTGCAATCTAGCATCAGGTGTTCCTTTTTTAGGTGTAAAACCTCTTTTGTTTTGCAAGTTAGCTGGTGGTACTTGTTGACCTGGAGTAAATCCTCTTTTGTTGTCTAAATTATTAATAGGTCCAAATTGTCTTGAACTTGCACTGCCTTGGGGGCCTTGGTCAGTATCGACAGTATTAATTTGGGGTTTCATCATTTTACCAGTATTAAGTGTTCTGGTATCCATTTGTTTTTGTCCATATGGATCTTTTTCTTGCAAGTCTAGTTCGCTAATAATATTAATAAAGTGCTCTTGAGACATAGTTCCGCTTTCAACCATTTTAAAGAGCTTGTCTTTACTCTCTAGGAACTTTTTTTCAGCTAACGCACCCTTCTCCATATTAGCAATAGCACTTTCGCCTTTTAGTTCTCTGCCTACTGGATTTTCTTCCCCAGCCGCGGCTTGATCGCCACCAAATTCGTCTGCACTCATGTCGTCCATTGGAGCTTCTGGATCCATATCAGTGTCGCTCATACCCATTTCAGTTGGAGCAGGCGCCGCTGGTTGTTCACCTCTAGCTGTTAATGTTGCATTTTCCAATGCATCTTTTGCACTTTTCATTTGGTCTAGCAATGCACCCAATGCGCCATCTGCGGCGGCATTATATGCTTCAGCTACTTCAAATCCAACCTGCTGTTTCATTGCATCTACGATTGGCATAAGTTTTTGTACTTGCATTTCTGCTACATCTTCTACCATTTTTTGCATTTCGTCAACTAGTTCTTGTGCGGCTAGTAATACTTCTGCTTGATCCAAATCAGCTTCCATTACTGTGCTTTCTTTGGTTTTCATATGCTTGCCGTCAGATCTAGCTGGTGCAAGTTCTGTAATATATGTTTTAAGTTGATGTTGAATCAACCCTAGTTTGTTGTACTGTGGATTTTCCCAGTACTTGAGATCGCTCTCTTTAATTGATTGTATTTTAGCATTTGTTGTTGACAACATTCTGTTAAGAGATTCAAAATTCATAGACGATAGGTCAACCTCATGGTCAAACGTGTCGGCTAAGATTTTGTTTAACTTCTTAACACTATGTTGTGCTGAGTTTAAATCATTTAGATACATTGTATATTCCCGTTCCTTTAATGTATTTATAGCTTTTGCATTATTTTAGACTTTGCTTCTGCCATCTTACGTTTGGCATTGCTCATCTTAGCTAACATAACGTCCTCGTTAATTTTAACCTTAGCTTTGCTTTTAAACATGTACACTTCATATAACGCATTGTTATATTGCATGTCTGCTTTTTCGATATCGTTTGCTTTTTGAGACTTATTACCTAATAGATTCTTAACGATACCCATTGCACTTTCAAATAGTGCAATATCTTTGTGTAATAATTCATTGTGTTCATATATATTGTAAAAATTTTTTCTTTTGTCAGCAAATTTCTTTTGAACTACATCAATGCGAAACTGTTGTACACTCACACTGTTTTCCTGTGTCTGTTGTGTCATTGCTACTCGTAAATCTACATCTGTGTTAGCACGTTCATTTAGTTGTTTGGAAGTTTTATCAAAAGTATTGATAATATCGTATAGTCTTGGTTTCATAATTACCTCACAAAGTTATTGATATTAAGTTTATACGCCACGTCTTTACCATTAATTGTTTTGTCTAAGACGCCTCTGCCTACTAATGTTTGTGCAATATATTGTTCTCTCTCACTAAGATTCGTTTGTTCTAACAATTCAACTCCGTCGAACTTTTCTTCAATAAACTTGTTCTCTCTCACATTGATCCAAGTATAAAGTCCACCTTTAGTTATCATTGCTCTCATGACTGTTGCTCCGGTGCTTGTGCTTGTTGTGGATTGAGTATTCTTTGTGGAAGTCCGGTTGCTATTTTTGTTCCAAGTCTATTAGCACGTCTAGTTTGTGATTTTACTCTTATATTAGCTTCTCTACCTTGATCCAAAGTTTTGTTATTTGTACGTTTAGTAGCATTTTGCATATCAGAAGTGGTTTGTCTAGTAGCGGCAACGTTACCGCCGGGTCTAACTCCATATCCTTCATCTACTTGTGAGTCATCGAATTCATATAATCTCATTTTCTCTTCCTCGGTTTGTTTAGACGTTTTAATGCTCTACTAACAGGATTAAACTTTTTAGTTCTATTTGCTTTACGAGCTATACGCTTGCCCATACGAGCTTTGGTCTTTTTTAATACCATACGTTTTTTAATATCAATTGGCATGCCGCATTGCCCCGGCTTGCTTACTAGTCTACCAGCTCGTTGACCAACTACACATCGATATTTACGAGTAAGTTTGTTTCCTTTTCTCGCCCATACCAATACAGCTTCAACCACATTAGTGCTATCTAATTCATTTAAATTCATAATAGTATTTATACGGAAATTAATTCATCAACAATACAATGATTGTTGAAAGGATACCTGCTACGACAGTAGCCGCGGCACCCAACATTATTTTATTTGTTGATTGATGATTCTTAACATTTTCATCGTGCATTGAACGCATTTCAGTGTGAAGGTCTTTAACTGCCTTCTCTACATTTTCCAAACGTGTTTCCAATCCCTTGTACCTTTCTGCACAAAGATCAACGTGGGCTTCTAAATTTGTACGCTCTAGCGTAGTAGTTCCATTTGACATAAATTTTACATTTTCTTTCATCTTATCGTTAAGACGTTCAGTTTAGTATTTTTTGCCTTTTGATATCGGAGGCTAGTGACTAACTCCGTATATGCCTAATTGTGCCTAAGTTATTGCTTGTACATATATTTAGTACTGTCCAGCATAGCTTTTAAAATATAAGTTAATTAAATTAGGGTCCGATGTTTCAAAAAATCCTGTAGATGTGTCGTTAGTTTCTTCTAATCCAGTGTATATTGCTACTCCATCTGCATCTTTAAACAAATGATGCATCTTATTGTTATTATAAGCAAAAACATCACTATGCTCTATACTAAAGTCAAATTTCCATACTGTATGTAGTCCTTGATAACGCTTTCCGAACTCATAATTTACTATATCTTGTGCCATTTCAACCGTTACTTGAATATCCAACGGCTGACTGCGAATACCTATTGTTTGGATAAGTGTATTTAAATTTTGTTGTTGTAGAAATGCACCTTTGTTTTTAGTAATTTTACTTTCATTGGTGTTAGTAATATCTACTAGTGTATAAGCTGTATAATAAAGCATCTAGTATTTGTCTTTAAGACGCCAGCTACCTCTATCTAATTTAGATGTATCTCCAAACGAACCGCCTTTAGCAATTTGCTTACCAAGATAGAATCCGCCAGCAATAGCCGCCGCTCCTGTAGCAATTTTAGCTAATGTATCTGATCCACGCATTCTAGGACGTTCTGCATTGTGTGCACCTTTGACCATAAGTCCTTGTGATCTACCTAAGTCTCTGATATAACTGTATAACTCGCTACGCAATGCCTTGGTTCGATAAAACTGACTCATTCTTGTTATTACTAGTTGTTTTTGCATTTTGTTTAGTCTAGGCCAATCTTGGACTAATCTTCTAATGCTTCTGTAGTTGCTACTTTTAATATCTAAATCACGTTCTAATCTCATAAAAAATGCGCCGGCGCCAATAACTGGTTTGCCAGCTTTTATAGTATTCAAATATGCTTTAATTTTTACATCATTCAAATTAATTCTACCTAGTTGCATTTCATTTTTATCACCTGCATTAGGCATGTTATTTTTTATACTTGAAAGTGCAACATGTAAATCATTACCACTTTGTCTATAGTTGTTAAAGTTTCCAGTTTGCATCGTTCTTGTAGCATATGCCGCCGCGGCAGGTGCCATATCATATTCATTACTCATAATATATAATGCTAGCATATTCATAAATGCAAAGTCTGCCATATCTCTAGCATTGGTGCCTTCAACTCTTTGTTTAGTTCTAAACATTTTACTTTCGTTTAGATCACTTATAAAACTATATTGTGACTTCGGTTCTTGTGGCATTTCGTGTCCGCCTTCTATTGCCGACCATTGTTGTAATGTGTACTTGTTTTCCATAATATTATTTATCGTTCCTATGAGCCCAATACAAATATTCATTGAACCATTGTTGTGTTTGTTCTCCACATCTTTGTAAGAACATATCCCAAGGCATTGTTACTGTACCATCTGGATCTATAAACATAGGATTATCTCCTTGCATAATTAAATTTCCGTATGTAGCATCTCTATGATAGAATACAGGCTGATTTGCATCTACATATGTTTTGCCTATAAAATCAAAGAAACTTTTTACTACTGTATTTCTGTGTACCACACATATATTCCACAACTGATCTTTTGTTACTTGTGTTCTATATTGTTGCCAAGTTATGCCTTCTACTTTATCCATTACGATAATACCATCTTCGAAACTGTGTACTTTTACGCACCATGGATTATCTAGCTGAAAACGTTTGTAAGTCTCAAAGTTGAATGCATCAGGTTTAGTTTTTTTAACAATGTACTTACCATCATCATAAACTTCTCTATGTTCTTTTTTGTGTATTAGTTTAATTGGGTGTCCATCTATGTCTAGGAACTAGTTTAATTTTATCCCTAGTAGCAACATAGCCTTCTCCGCCACGTTCGCCGCCTGTACTAGCAGTAACATCAGCGCCTGAGTTATCTAGTTGGTCTATTAAATTGTTTTTAATATTTTGTGTTTTAACAACAAGATCCAATATAGCATTCAGACCTTTGTCGTCACCTGCCATAAGTTTTGCTTGCTGTCCTTGGCTGACCTTGCTGGTTTTTAGCCAATCATAAAATCCTGTCCTGAGTTGGTCTAACTTACCTTGTTTGGTCATTTGGTTAACATAGTTATAGAGTATTGCATCTTTTCTACTCAGTCCCTGTTCCGGCTTTAACCAATTGTCTATTATTTGTGCGTTCGCATTTGCCGTACTAACTATATCCTGAACTGCACTTGTATCAACTTTGGGTTGATGTGTTACATATGTTTGTCCTAGTACAACTACCGCATTACTATTGATACTCTTAGTGTCTTTGATCGGAGTACCTGTCTTATCTCCAAATGCATCATGGTATGTGTGTACTACTACACCTAGTGTACTGCCCGCTATACGCTTGCCTAACGCACTTGCAGGGTCAACAGTGTATGTAACTTTGTTAGGTGTAAACTGTAAGCCCGATTGTGAGCTTGTTACGGGCTTGCGTGGAGTATACAGTAGATCACCGTATACATAGCCTTTCATATCAGCTGGTGTATTAGCTTCTAGTATCTCAAACACACCTGACATTTCTCCAGCAAAATCTTTACGCCAGTCTTCGCCTTTGCCTGTGTTCATAATAAAGTCTTGTAGCTCTCCGCTACTGGTTGTTTTGTTTTTGCCCCAACCATTTTTACCAGTCATTACAAAAGTGCCGTCGGGCTCACGTCCCCAAAATATAGTTGGATTACCGTCCCATTTGATACTAACGTCTTTGGAATCTTGTCCTAATCTTGTGAGTATTTCAGCGGCTTTCAATGCACCTCTACTACCTTCAAAGGTAACAAGGTCTTCTAAATGATTGTACTCTCTGCCTTTACTGGTAGTAGCTTCTGTAAGGAATTGATTGGCTCTCATTAGTCAAGCTCTTTCCAATTTGGATCACTACGCAAATCTGCTAGCAATGCATCACCTTTTTCTTTACCCAATGCCGCCATTATAGCTTCGACACTGCCTATATCTTTTCCTGAGGCATTAGGGCCTAATAATGTTTTTGCTATTTGATCAATATTGTCTGTTACAAGATCAGCTTTTTTACCATTCGCATCTCTATTAAACAGTCCTTGGTAAGGTGACCATAACATGTTTTGATTTTTAGCTAATTTAGCGAGTGTAATCATTTTGTTTACACCTTTGAATTTGCTACCTTGTGGAATAGTATGTGTATGAAACTGTGCCGCATTTTGTGCATTAGGCACTATCATAATATCAACCTGATGTGTATGATCGCCCATTGGTACTTCTACATGCACACTAGTACCACTTTGTCCTGTATTAAATCCTGCTAGGTCAAATACTTGTCTTAGCTTTTTTCTAATAACTGGATCTTTTTGATCTTCCATATTAAAGTGTTGCTTTAGTTGATCCAGATCAACTATCATATCTAAGTCTCCACTTACTTTACCTGGTGTGGGTGTTGCACCCGATCCAATAGGTATAGCAGTACTACCTGTTTTTGTCAACACATTATTAATACTTTTCATAATGCCAGGAATCATTTTGTGATCGAAGCTTATACTATTTGGGAAGATATTACCACCTTCTTTAAGTTTTTTAATTAAGCTAGAACCTTTGGATCTAGTTAAACGACTTCCACGTTTTTTACGTTTCTTGTTTCCGCCTAGTATATCTGCTATTCTCATTCTACTTTTCCAATACCTCGAGCGAATTTTTTAGGATCTTTTGTTCTGATAGCATTAATCAAACGTTTGTTTAAATCAGCCGCTGTTTCTACATCGAAACTTTCGTTGATTAGACTAATTAAATTTATAGCAGTTTGAATAACTTGTTGTCCATTGGACTCAACAATATGCTTAGTATCTCGTTTAGGAGACATTGCATTAATTTCTTCCAAAATTGATCTTGTTTTACGCTTCATATCAATAGTATTTAGTAAATATCATTGCTGGAGTATTGGTGATCAGCACTTATGGCAATAGCAGGGTAATGATAATGAACATAGGATCCGTTAACAATAAGAGCAAAATCATCAATGGCAAGCAAACACAAATTACAGGCAATATATAGGCTCATAATAATGACTCAAATTTTATACACAGTGTTTGTTGTTCAACATCAGAAATAATAAAAGATAAGGTACACGGCACCTTTACTTCAGCACATTTCTTCATACAGGTACACCAAATATTTCATTGTCATCTATTATATATTCAAAGTTTTGGCATGTATCTGATCGACTTATTCTTGTGGCTCCGTTTCTAATATGAAACTTGCTTGCCATTTCTGTTAATGGGCTTAAGGTTACAAGTCTATATACACCTTGTTTACCTTTCATTAAGTCAGCTAATTTATTTACAATGGCTCTCCCTGCGCCTTTTTTACTACTCCATACAGTATATGCTACTGCGACGGAGCCTGTTTCGTTTTGGTATTTTTCTAATTCTTGTTCTGTTGTTGGTACATGTGTGCAATAACATACACAAATTACTGCTGATAAATCATCTAGAACATATACCTGTTTGCCTGGACCTATCTTAGGAATATGTAGACGTACTGGATCACTGTCAAGTATATCCAGCTCATTTATACTAATTAATCTAATCACTACTCGCTCTTTCTCAACAAACTTTTAAGTCTATCTGTTGCATCTATTTGTGGATTTGCATCCATATTATTCTCAGTTACGCTTTCGCCTGCTGGTGCAACACTACTCTTTGTTTTTAGTTTTTGATATATGCTAGTTGTACTAGTATCATCTTGTTCACTTTCGTCTAAATCTTCGATCTTCAAACTGTCCATGTTAAATGCTAAGTCTAGTTTACTACCAACACCACTACTACTTCTAGTTTTCATAAATTGTATTTGTACTCTACCACGCTCTCGCATAGCTCTACTGCTAAAGATACCAATTAAATTATCTGCTGTATTGATCTTACTAATACCACCTGCAATGTGGCTGTGGTCAAATTCAATTTCATCAACTGCACTACGATTCAACTGCGAAGCTGTAACAAATAGTATTCCTAATTCAGTTGCTAAGTTTCTAAGTTCTTCACTAACAAACTTGTCTTTAATAAATTGATCGCTTGGATTAACTTTTACTGTAACTGGCATCATAAGATCCAAATAGTCGACCAGTAGTGCATCAACATGCAAGTTGTGTTGTATCTGATATTCTCTCATATATGCTTTGATGTCATTAACAGTAGTACCATTCTTCATTTGTATTACTTGCAATTTGCCTGCTTTCTTACTAGCCATCTTAACACGCAATTCCACATCACTGCTATTCTTCATTACATCTTTAGTACTCATACCTGTGAGCATAGCATCCAGTCTCATAGCACATAATTCTTCACTAAGTTCCAAACTAATGTACACTACGTTCTTGCCTTGCAATGCCCAGTTCAGTGCCAAGTTCTGCATAAACAAACTCTTACCACTGCCACTACCACCTGCAAAGATGTTTAGTTCGCCTGGATTAAAGCCGCCATACAGTACTCTATCAAATGTATCCCACCCACTACTGTTCTGTCCTCTATTATCTTTAATTGCTTGAATACGTCCTGCAGGATCATCCCAATAGTTTGTACCAAAGTTTTTAGCAAGTCCGATCTCTGTTGCCGCTTTAATAATACCTTCTACTGTTCCATACTCTTTGTTCTCAAGTTTATCTGCACTTTCAAGTATTGCCGCTTCTAGTGCTTTGTGTCTACAGAATTGTTCAAAGTTATCCATAAACCAATTTTTATGTTCTACTGTCAGCTTATCACGCACATCAGATATTTCAACACCAGCAACACCTTTGACCTGTTCTAACATGGGAACATCGTTATATTCATCTGCATGTTTTTTTACAAAGTCCACAGTATCTCTAAACTGCCTATCAAAGTAACTGCTTTCTAAGATAGCATTACAACGTACAAATAGATCCTTGTCTGCCAACAAGAATTCTAAGTACAGTTTCTGTAAGTCTGGTGTATAATCTTCGCTCATAATATTCCTTTATTATACTACCTGCATCTTGTTTTCGCAAGTATTTTAATTTTTGTTGCATTTGTTTCTGTGCTTTCTAGCACACTCTTAACCGTAAATAATCTTCCATATCTTATTACTGCATCACTGGCATCTTTAATATCTTTTTCCCAAGGAGGAAAACTTACTGCCCAGCCTCGTTTTACTGCTACATTTACAGTATCCATGCCACTGTTATCAAAGTCTGGCAATAACACTATTTGTTTATCCAAATCTTCAATAATTTTACATTGTGTACTGTTTGGAGTGTTTCCAGCTAGTGCAACTCCTCCCATTTGTAATGCATCCAACTGTCCTTCTGTTACAACAACTGTATCATGTGTTTCCTGTGCAACTAAGTTGTATACAAAATTCTTAGGCATATTATTGTAGTACTTGGGCATTGCTTCAGGTCTATTCTCAGGACACCATCTTGCTGTGTAACCAACAATTTTTCTTGTTGGGCCTTGTCTACCCCAGTCTTTATAATAAAATGGAAGTATAACTCTATTTGCAAAATGCATGTGTGGTGACCAATGCCAGTCCTCACAAAAGTCTAGTCCTCTTTTCATAACATATGTACATGCTAGTGCTAGTTTTTCTAATTGTTTCTTGTCCAACTGATCTATAGGATATTCACCAATACGATAACTGTTTGGAGGAAGTTCAACCGCGGGCCAATCTATTTTTATTTTTTCTTCTACTTGTTTTTCTATATACTGTCCAGCAATATTACCTGCTTCTTGCTCTCGCAAAAGTTCAAAGTTAATGCGTTGTATGTCACTTTCATCTGTACCAAATACTTTAAGTAAATCTGCTAGCTTTCCAGCTATACGTCTACCATCTCTCCAACCAGTTTTAAATCCACAGTTAAAACAGTTGTATTGAAATTGGTCATCGTGGAACATTATGCCTCCACGTTTGCGTTTATCTGGGCTATGCCCGCGAGTAGCACACATTGGACAGTTACCACTAACCCAACCGCTAGGAGTTTGCTTCCAACCACCAGGCATTTGCTGACGAATAAAGTCTAATACTATCATGTTTTAATATTAACTTCTATAAACGACTTTGTCAAGTGTTCCTGTATTAGCTGGATCAGGTGTATGTACAAATCTAACATAAGTGTACATACCAATAAATGTATGATAATCAACTGCGGTACTAGCACTAATTGTATAGCTTTGCCCTGAGATATCAAAAAAGTCAGCGTCACTGGGTTGTAAACTCAGTGTACCTTGCATTTTGTATACACCTGTATAGTTTGTATAATGTACTTGTATAGTGTTTAATCCACTTTTACTATTGTTAAGCACAGGGCCTTCAAATCTACCACTAAAACGATCATCACCATTTGGAGTAAAACTACTGTCTGTTTCACTAGGTCTAGGTCCAGGTATATTGCCTTCTTTAACATCTATTGCAAAAGTAATTCTACTGTTCTGATCACTATTAACCGCATAGCTACCATTTTGGTTTGCTACCTTGTATGTAATTACCATATCATAGAGTTTGGCATCCAATTGGTCAGTTATACTATTATCTAATCTTAATAGCAACTCTCCCTTGTCATAATCTATGGGTTGCAGATTTTTTGTAAAGAGTGTTGTCTTAGCTAATCTATCAATAAGAGTAGCTGTATAAGTTTTGTTGTGTATTGACTGAGGTTTTCTATCAGTATCTTTAGCAAAAAATTCTATATCAATGTTAAGTCCTTTATAGACTACTAAATTTCTTGCATGTGTAGGGCCATAGTAAGTAGTTCCCGTTCTAGTTGGTACTAAAATCTCTGCTCTTTGGTTATATTGGTATATTGACGTACTGCTCATAATGTTCAAATCCTTACTAGTATTTATTAGACTAAGTACTACGATGACAAACATTCCTAAGAAATATCAAGAGCTATTAGACCAGTTTCCATTCTTAACATTAATCTTGTATGGTGGTAACGAATATGTTGGTATCATACAGAATATGGATAACAACTTAGCTAGTATGTATAACTTTAACAGTATTAAAGATAGTACAGACAAAAAACAATTTTTAGAACTTGGAGAAGAATGGTGGTGGGGTACCAATAGAATGATACCTATCAATATTATTTTTAAAACAAGTTTTGAGAAATATAGAACTTGTCTACTTACTTTTAGTATTAAAGATTTTCAAGTATTACATGGTCCAACTATTAGCTTAAACAATATTATACAAAAAAGAGTTAAGCGGAGAAATATCCAACTAGTTCGCAGACTGTAATTGTTCACATAGTAAATTCATGTGTATAACTACAACCATTGCGTAACTAATTGCATGGGCTTTCTTAAAGTAGTAAGCCTTATTGTCTCTTATTGGTTTTACCCAAACTTCTTTCATTATCGTTGGCCACCCTTTGTCTTGTAGATGACGTTTGGCTGGTCTGATGATCGCTAGTGTCGCCGCTAATTGTTCTACCGACTGCGGCTTCAATCGTTTCAACAGACCGTCGTGTCCTGACACATGAAAGACTTTTTCTACGAAGTCTTCGTGGGTTAACAACTCCCATATTGGTTCCCTTTCCATTAATTCTGCGAGATGATCGTCATCTCTAATATCTTTGTATATGCTAACGTTCAACAAATCTAATTTAAAAAATTCGTGTTCGTCAGCTTCTGTGTGTTCAACAGTACAAATGTTGGTAAAAGGATTGCTTGGTACCCTGTGAAAATATACACCTGTATTATGCTTGCGTTGCTTTAACTTAGCTGGCGTATGTTTGAACAATTCTAATGCTTGTGCTCTATCTGCAAAATCTATATCAATATCCGGTAAACTAGACATCCTCTGTTCCTTGTTGTTCTTTGTAGTATGTAGAATGAAAGTTAAATGAAATACTAACTCGTTCTTCATCTGTGTTATTTGCTTCGACGCTGTGCCTTACCCAACTTGGAAATACAATTAGTTTACCTGTTTCACTTGGATAATGCCAAGTTACTGCATTAAAATGATTATAACCATTCCGCTGTGGAGGCAAATAGTGTTCTGCTCCGTCAGTACGTTCAATTGAAAATCCTCCCATTTCAGGACTACAGTAAGGATAGTATACTCCGCTTAACAACGAGCCTGGATGACAATGTGGATAATTATACGCTCCTTTGCCATTTATAATATACCAAATGTTACCTAATTCAACTCCCCCAAGTTGCGTATTCTTTGCACAATCATCAACGTGTTCTGTAATTGTGTTTACAAGATGTATAAATGCCTGATTATCACTGCCTGCTATTTCCTGACTATGGTATCCATTACGATTACTTCTAAACAATCCATCTTCGTCTTGTTCTCTAAAACTATTGCCGTATTTTACTAGTTCCTCGTTATCAATACCTTCTAGCGTTACATTCCAAATAATGCTAGGAAACCACATATCCATATGCATCTTATTTTCCATCTATCATCTCCTCTACAAAATTTGCATCATGTGGATTTAGCTGTCTTTTCTTACCCCAATAGTCAGCATCAATACAATTTGCAATTCTAGTCATACATTCAGCTGGCATTGTTTCTAATGCAGTTTGTGCCCTGTTACTACTAATAAGTAGCCATGGACTAATCTTTCCCATTTCAACCCAATCAGCAATTAAGTATCCACTGGCACTTTCCCAAAATGTTTCAAAGTATTCTGTTGCACTTGCGTGTTCTACAAAACGTTCCAATGCACGTTCTACACTTTCACGTTTACAATGATCTTGTACAAACAACAAATACATTTTATCAGTGGGCCAATCTTTTAGTTTGGCTTTGTTCTTAATAAGCCAACGTGTAAACTGTTCTTGGTCAATAACTTTGGTGTTCAAACAATATGAACCAAACTTTACAAAAGCTGTATAATATTGACTGTCTACAAAGTCTTTATATTCTTTGGGTTTACTTTGCATTTCAATTCTATAAAACAAATCATAACTAGCAAATCCAACCAAGACATCTTGGCTATCTTTGTTTTGCCAACGTCTTTTCTTTTCACAACTATGCGCCAATAGAGTGCTTTCTCTTTGAAAACTCTTCTTGCAATATTCACATTTAAAAGTGTTTTTGCTCAATTGAACGCTTCCTACTGCACTTAGCACTTGCTGTACTGTTGTCATTTGAACTTTTTATCCACAGCTTTTTTACCCACATACAAAATTGCTATCACAAATACTATAACAGTTAGTACCAATGATTCCATAGCTAGGTCTCCTTGACTAGCATCAATTTCAATACCTTTTTCAGATATTGCAATTCTACAATTTTCGCATTGTTCATTCATTTTTTAAATAACTCTTTGATATGTTTTTTGTCCATACCCATTTCTTCTGCTAGGTCTTTAAAATTTTGGACATCATTTGTACTTACCAATAATTCTAGTTCGTCGTCATTATAAGTTGGATAAAGTTCTTGTAACCATTTGAGTAGTTTGCCTTGTTTACCTTTTTTCTGTTTGCTAGGAGGTATCCAAGGATGAAACTGACTAGTACCTAACCCAATACACTGTAACAACTTGTGTTGTAGTTGAGGCTCATGTCTTAAGATGTTATAGTGTTTGTTTACAAGCTCATTGGTTAGAGCCAAATAATGATACTCAATGTCAGAATTCTTAGACTCTACTGCACTGGTATAACGCATTAGTATCCAAATGCCTATCTTCTTTTGTTCTTCTTCAGTCAAGCTATCCCACCAACCGCTATCACGTTGGTCTATTGCTCTCATCTCTTCTTTGATACTAAGTTTATTCATTATTCCTATCCGGATCACCATAAGGCATACGTTTAAATATTTCAGTAACATATTCCATTCTTAGATCTTCTGCTATTTTAGCAGTAAATCCAAAGTGTTCTACCAATGGTGTAATGTAATCAATGTTTTTGTTTTTATCTATTCGTTTTACTGAATCCATAAAATCTGATATTTCAGGTGTTAATTCTACTACCATAATTCTAATACCCTTCCGTTACCTACTATTATAAAGCCACATGTACAAATATGCAAGACAATCCAGAAGGTTCTAAATAATAATGCTTTGTGTACATCACTTTGGGTAATAGGCAAAAACTCTGGCTTGTCGTCATCATCGAGCCCAACAGGCATGCCCACTGTTCTCGCCCACAATTTAAGCCATCGTCTTTGCCCTCTCATTACATTGCGTTCTTACGTTCTTGAATTTCAGCACGTCGACTTTTTGTCAACTTACCTAAGTCTCCTAATGCTCCACGAGCACGGGTTGCGGCAGTTTTAGTACTTTTGCCTTCCCATGTTTCGTGCTCTTTAAGATATGTTTCGTATGCTTGTACGATTTGTTCATGTAATGTCATTTAATTCTCCTTTATTACCATAAATCCTCTGTACTCAGTACATCGGGAATCTTGTTTGTTTCCTTAACAAAATATATGCACGGACTATCTTTTGTTTCTAATAACGGCACTGCTAATATATGTCCAAACTTTAGTTTAGGAAAGTACCATTTTACTTCTTGATATATGTTTACTATTTCTATTTCTGCAAATGTTGGAAGAAATCCTGTCAACGGATTAAAAATAAATGCTTTAAAACCTCTATCATTTAAACTTGTTATAGGTAATACTTCTGGATCTCCTATACTAGGATCACATACAATTAAACTCCAATCCAATGGTACTTTTACTTGTAGTTGACCAACTTGTAGTACAGCCGCAGGACTATTAAAACTTTCTAAGAACACCAACGGAACAAAAATATAATCGGCTTCCTTAGGGTTGCTATAATCTAAAACACAGTATCGTATATCTTCTATTTCTTCAGGAACAAAATCTAAGTCATATGATTCGTTCTCTACTGTTAATATTTTTGTCATTTATAATTCACCTTTTCAATATGAAAGGGATACTTGGCTTCTCGATAAAATTTCTTTCGCTCAGTCAAATGTCTCTTGCTAAATTTTGCACTACTGGTTATATCCCATATTTGTACATGGTCTTTATCCTGTGCTTTTCTTATGCCTCTTCCTATACTTTGTATAACTCTAACAAAACTTTTGCCGGGCTCCACAAGGACCAAGTTAAAGATACGGGGAATATTAATTCCCACACTAGCAACTCCGTATGTTGCTACAATAATTTTATTGTTTGTATCGCTAACTTCGTCGTACTCTTCTTTTCTGTTTTTACTTTTCATACTACCACTTACAAATACAGTGTCTTCGCCTAAACGTTCTACTAAGCCTTCTCCTGCTTTAATACGGTCCACTAGTACAAGTGTATTACCTGCTAGTGCCATTTTTTGTATCATCTCAGCCATATAGTCCAGTCTGTCTTTATTAGTTGTAAGATACGTTAGTTCACTTTGATAGTCTCCGTAACTAACGCTGTCTTGCAGTTGTAGCACATTAACATCACAGTTGGCTAGTACACCCATGTCTTGTAGTTCATGAGCACTCAGACTGTTTACTACTTCCCCTAAACTAACTTCTAAACTTAATCGTTCATGGTCTGCTTTGGGTATTGTACCTGTTAGCCCCCAACGAATTGGAATATTAGAGAATGCACCAGTTAGCAATTTCTTTAATACGTCTGCCTTAGCCTGATGAACTTCGTCTACCATAACACATACAACACCCTCCGCAAAATCGTGTAACCCACTGTCGCTCAGTCCGTCTCTGAATCTTTTTTCCAAAACATTTAAACTCTGCCAAGTACATATGGTATGAGTTCGCCCCAACTCTTTTCTATCACCGAAATAGACTCCTACATCAAGTCCCAAGTTTATATAATCAGCTTCGGTTTGCGTTACCAAATCCTTATTGGGTACTATGACTATCGTTCGACCATAGGGTTCACACTTGTAACTCAGTGCCGCGGTAATTAGTGTTTTACCTGCACCGGTTGCTATCTCCTGCAAACAATGTGGAGTTTCCAGGAATTGATTTATAACTGCTACTTGATAGTCACGCAATACTATTGGTTCGCCAGCGGCTGGATGTTTAGGGGGCCACACTCGATCAGAGAACAACGCCTCAGTTACTAAATCAAATTGAAAACTATGTGGTTCTCTCTCGTCCTCTATATCAATTGAATATCCTTCTTCTTCGAGTACGGGGAGGATAAAAGGTAAACAATTTACAAATGTCATACCACCCATGGTAAAATATCCTACACATCCATCCCATCTGCCTAACTTGTATGCTGGCACATGAAATGCATAAGGTAAGAAAAACTTGAGTTTCTTTTCAAGTTTACGGCGAGTAGTTAAAGCCAAGCCTTCAAACTTACAGTTGACTTCATCTTTGAGAATCAGTTTTGTTTTCATATTTTAATTGTATGCTCTAAGTTGACGTTTGTCAATAGCTAGGTAAACTTGCTTTTGATTGAAGATTGTTAGCGTGATTTTCCATTAGTTGCAGTCGATGTTTTAGTTCACCAATCTCTTCTTTAAGTTTTGCAATTTCTTCGTCTTTTGTTTTTAGTTCTGCTAGCCCTCGGTACCCGTACTCTGTATAACCATCTTCCATATCTTTCCCTATCTATAAAAGTTTGCTGATAAACAACGCCTAACGTGATCTGTCTCATTTTGATTGACTCCATGTTCCATCCAACCTGGAAATAATATTAACTTTCGATCTTTGGGAGGTATAGATATTAAATTTCCCCGTTCTGCTGTAAAGGGAACAAATCTTGCAGGTGAATGCTCACAAAAATAAAAGTCTCCATCCATACCGTTAGATGAAAGATAGTATGCCATCGAAATCATCGAGGCTCCATGATGATGCTGAACTGCATAATCGCCTTTATGATATTGGGTGATCCAACTACTGCGACCAGATATATCCATACCTACTCCCATACCATCACAAAAAGCTGTTATATGGTGACCTAATTCTTCATGTAATTCATCTAGTTCAAACTCGCTGATTACATCAGCACCAAAACTTGGTTTATTAAATTTTTTACTAACATTCATGCCATGTGCTTTACTAGTCAATGGTACTTGTCCCCATTCTATATTAGCTAATTTAGCTAAAGTTGCATCATGTGTTTCTTGTGAGATTTCTCCAACATATATCTGAGTAGGAAAAATTTGTTCTACTTTTCCAGTAATGCTTTCGAACTTCCTTAGCTTCTTCATTTATCCACTCACAAATTTTCCTTTAGGACGGTACCATACTTTTTGATGATATATCCTTCCTAACAGTTCCTGTATTTCCATCATCTCTGATTTTAATTGGGGAGACGTTTCGCCTTCGGCAATAGCTAATCCTCTTCGTCCTGCCTTTGCTCTAAGAGCCTGTTCAATTATTTCTATATCTCTAATTGATAATTCGAATTTTGTATTTGGTTTTACCAACTTATTCCCCTTCGTACTACTTATAAAATAAGGGGACTAGTAAGAACTCTTACTAGCCCCCGAGGTACTAACTGGTGTGAGTGAGAGTGACGCAGACAGAGGAGTACACCAGTTAGTGTTTAAATGTCCTTATTGTGAGAACGGACATTTAAATTCTTTAGCCTCGTTTCATACAAGTGGACTCTGCATAACTCTTCCACTTTGAGGCATTCATTTTCTTAAGGTCGGCAATTTTGAGTACCATTCTCAAACTCATCTCCCTAAGTTTGTTCTTGTTAGTGTAGATATAATCCATTAGATCCTTTTGTTCATCTTCAGGAAACTTGTAGCTAGTAAGCATACCGTCAGCAACGATTTGTTTACAACGTAGAAACTTGTCTCGCATTGTATCCAATGTCAAATCCAAATAGTGACAACGTGACATAATAGCATCCAAGTGATCCTT